ACCAGCCAAATTAACAGAACGACAAATAAAGTTTGCAGAGTTATTAGTATATAACGAAGGCAGGCTTTCACCAGCTGAAGCAGCATTTCAAGCAGGATATAAAACACGTCCCAGACAAGCTGCATCAGAGTTAAGAAATCCAAAAATATCTCCATTGGTGGTGAAGTATATAGGAGAACTCAGAGCAGAGGTACAAGAAAAGTATGGTATCAGCTTTGAGAAACATATATCAGAGTTAGCACAGATTAGAAACCAAGCATTAGAAAAAGGTGCGTGGTCAGCTGCGGTAAATGCAGAGGTTGCAAGAGGAAAAGCCGGTGGCCTTTACGTTGATCAGAAACTTGTAATGACTGGTAACGTTGATAACATGTCAGCAGAAGAAATCAGAGATAAACTCAAAAAGATTCTTGATGACAATAAAGAGATTATTAATATTACTCCGGAAGATATTGAACTAGACAAACTAGAATTATCAAAAGAATAAGTCCTTGGTGTTTATTTAAAAAACCATTTACAATATTATGCGCCCTGTCTGCGTGGCTTTTTGTTAGTCTTAAAAAGTTTTTCATTTTTACTCCTTGTAATACCTTGTGGGTTAGGTCCCTTTACGGGAGGTATTGCGTGCCATTTTACGTTAGGCATATTCTTAGTCAAGGTTTTATTTTTCATTTATTTTTTCCATTTTTATTATACACCCAAGTGGAAACACATTTCTATCAGAAAATAACTCGTCATTTTCTTCGTAAGATGCAAAAGTCCATAAGTATTTTTTATCTTTTTCAAATACATAAGCATGAGTTATCATTGTTGATGGAATCAAACCAAGTGAGTCATGTGCATTTGCATGGCCCGAATCGCCCGTCGGATCAATCCAGGTAATTTTATAATAGTAATATCTTTTCTTATTAATAATTACAGATTTATATTTTGATTTTTTAGGACGTCTCATCAGAACCTTATACTATAAGAGAAATTTTTGGGTAAAAAAGTTTTTAAAAATAAAAAAAATGTCTCGCGCGCCGAGTACATATACAGAAAACCTAGTAAAATCAATGCTTATTTGACTGTGCCACGCTGTGCCATACCCCTTGGCACACCTATTAGTCAATAATACCAACGATAATAGCTTAAAAAACCACTGTGCCATCTGTGCCACCCAAAAAAAGTTATCACTGAAAAAAAAAATTACCCTAAAATTTCTCTTATAGCACGGCACACTACTCCTCCATTTTCTTGTTAAAGTGTATGCTTGACATAGTTGTGCCATTTTTCACTATTTTTTTAACTCCTGGGCCTTGTATCTCAAATTTTGCATATGGTGCCCACTGCTTACGTATCAGATTTAGCTCTAAAATCAGATTCGACCATTGTTTCGGACTTATGCTTGTCCCTATTATATTCACCTTTTTCATAATCTATACACAGTTTACCTTCTAAGTGGTCCATCTCATGCTGTATGCACCTTGCCTCTAGATTGTAAAATGTCTTTCTCTCCTCCTTTCCATCTTGGTTTTGATACTTTAGAATGATTCTAAGGTGTCTTCTAATATCTCCTGATCTACCTGGAGCCGATAAACACCTCTCCATATCACGAATCATTTCATCAGATTTCTCTACGATCTCTGGGTTAATAAACACTTGTGAGTTGTCACCACTACGCGAACAATCCATCACAAACATACGAAGCTGGTAGCCTACTTGTATAGCTGCTAGACCAATACCATTATTTTGGTACATAGCTTTTGTCATAAATCTTATGAGCCTACTGGTCTTATCGTCTAGTGGAAAAGGCACGGTTTTACTTACTGATCGTAAAAATACGTCAGGATGTTTGACCAATTCTATATACATGGGGCTTCCACTCTCGCTTCCACCCCACTCCCTTGGGATTTTGTCATGACTGTTTGTAAGTAGGTGACATAAATCTTTTCAAAGACTCTGCTTTTAATACTATTCTTGCAGGCTCTGGTGAGTTTATTAACCTACTCTCCTGTAATTCTATTCTTCTGATCTCTTCTAATCTACCATCCATAGTCTCAATGTATATTGGACAGTCAGATATTATTGTGCCTTTCTGATCGTTGGTAAATTTACCCAGCACTTGTTGAAAGTCTCTTACTCTCATAATATTCATTAACCCTTTCTAGCCATTTGTGTTTATATTTTCTATACTCTTCACCAGCAATTACAAATTCCTGGTAATAGTTATCTTTACTGCACATCATAATGACACCCTTTGTTATCGCAGTTCGATATACAAAATCATGTGCCATACCATACGCAGCTAATTGTAGACAATAGTCTTCAATCCATTCTCTTTTCTTTGGCTTGTTTGTTTGTTTAAAATCTATCACAGCCATTTCATTCTTGTGCATTCCAATTAAATCTGTTTGTCCTGCAAATAATCCAGGGTAGTATAGTGTGCACTCACTACCAAAAAATTCTGTAACATTGCAGAGTCCTTGTTCAATAACTCTGAGAGCCATGTTGTGTGCTTGTCTACCTACGTTTGTCAAATCTAAATATCCTTCTTCTAAAATATACTTTTCTAAGATTGTGTGCATTGCAGTTCCTCTCGCCGCTGCGCTGTCCACGATCCGCGCTGCTTCGTCCTCGCCAACCTTTTCACGCCACGCGGCCAGCGATTCGCGTTTCTCGGCTGGTTGTGTTGCAGACAATATAGTGGTAACCGATGGCAGCTTTTCACCTCCATTGATTTCGTAATGTCTTTCGTCGTTTATTACTTCTCTTATCGTCTTCGGGTATCGGTAACTGTTGTTGCGCTTCATATCTTTTAATTATTATCTCACATAAATCTATATACTCAGGTGTTAAATCCTCTTTCTCATGAGTATAATAAGTTATTAATTTAGTTTTATCTAAAATAGTTTCAAACCTATCTCTTTCCCAAGAGTTGAATCTTGCCTTGTTATGATACTTCTCTAACAAACGCAAGACTTCATCTCTCTTCTTATACCACACACTTTCAACCATTAAAGTTCTTTGTCGGATCCTTAAGGTTAAATGGCCACATAAATGGATTCTTCCAATGTTTGTGTCCATTGAGAGCTCTACCAATGCAGTGGTCAAATACCACTTTCATTACCCATCTATGTTTTTTTCTACTCCAAGAATTTGGTCCTCTACGGATAAACTTTCTAGCTATCCAGAAATCATACTGACTGATATCTTGTATAGTATAATGTTTACCACTTCTAAAAAACACAGTTCTTGTTTTAGTTTTACTTATACTTGGTGTTATTGTTAAAGGTCTAATACGAACGTGGTTGTGATTGTATTCTTCATAACCAGATTCCTGACCAGTCTCTAATATTTCATACTCCATCGGCATATGAAAATGATAACTTGCAAAACCTTTCTTCCATCTTGTTGGATGAAATTTGTTGTGCAGTCTTACTTCACCCTCTTTCAATCCTTGTTGTAGAGAGTCATGTGTTTCTTCACTCATTGTTTCTTTTCTCCTTGTATCTTTCTTAAATAATATACACTACGTTGCCAGGCCCACGCATTAATTGCACCGGCAACACCATGTATTTTGTTATAAAATCTATATAAGATAATGTTTTTCAACTACAATTTCTCCTTGGTTTTCACATGCATCACAATCAGCCCATTGTTCTTCACCGGCTTGATGGTAAGGCACTCGGATAAATCCATTACCTTTACATTCTTTACAGATTTCTTTAGTCACCTTTTCCGTTTTTATATCCATTCTTTTTACCTTCTTTCTTTGCTAGTAGTTCTATTGTTTTACTAATCGTAAGATCTGCTTCAGTCACCTTACCTGCAGATAGATATTTAAGTATCTTGTAAGTAGGCATACTTACAGATACGGATTTAAATTTAGCTGGATCAGCCATGTTGTTTGTCCTTTCTCGTGTTATTATTATAACGCATATATGGGAATCTATACTATTAAAACAAGGCTTGCAAGAGATATTTTTTTACTATAAAATGTGGCTCTCTTCTCACACCTTTTGTTTGCTCATTCCTTTCTTGGAGTGAGCAGACAGCTTATGTGGTAATCTTACCTTGATCT